GGATATGTTGTTGGACAAACTAATAATGGTGACTTACTCGTTCAAGTTCAGTATTCAACACATCGAGTAGCTCCTTCAAAAGTAAAAGCAGTTGGTGAAAAACAAGTAATTGTTACTAAACCTCCTTATGACTTTGATCCAAAAACACTTCAAAATTTAACTACAAAAGCATTATTCGAACAATTCGTTAAATGTGGAATTTATATGGGAAACACTCCTGTAAAATTAAATGATTCTTACGTTAAGTTTAGTGATTGGAATGATGCAGAAGATGATAAACCAATTGGTGTAATAATCGAAGGTAGATCAACTATTATGCCAAAGAAACAAATTAGAATATTAGAAGATATAAATACATTTGCAGATCCTACACCATACGCTTGGGGGATTTTTAAGAATGAATCAGGTGAACCTGAAAAAGTTTTAATAAATACCGATGATTATGTACAAGCAATCGGAGAAGCAGGAGATGTTACAATTATTCGCAACCTTGGACCAGATGCTCAAGTTACATCTGTAGCTCGCGATAGAATTCAACCAGATTCTACTGAAGAACCAGAAGTTGATATGACCCGATTTCAATAAAATAAATTTACATAATGGCAGTAGTTCCTGTAGATAAATTTAATTTAAACTCTTTCTACGAAAAAACTCCCAAGGTACTTAAGTATATCCTAGTGATATCCTTAATTATAGTAGGGAGTTATTTTTTGTTCTCAAAGAAAGTGTCCAAAAGTCAGGATAAAGAACTGGCAAAAATTGAACAAACTATAGAAATAACGTATAGCTTACTAGATAGATTTGATACTTTTGAGACTGCTCAATATCAATACAATAAGGAAACTATGAGTTATCTCAAGAATATTTACACATTAGTGGAAGAATTAAATGAAAGCACTAATAGAAAATTTAATATTTTATTACAACAAGGTGAAACAAATACTGATCAAATTTTAACTCAACTGACTATGTTAAATGAGTCATATGAAAAATTAACTGAAGCTTATACTCCAGAACCATTTGAAAAGAATTATATAAAAGATCCAAGAGCAAATCAAATGTATGAATATATAGGTGATGCCATAGCAATCCCAGTTGATGAATTTAATAATCCGATAGTAGATTCATCAGAAAAGAAAAATTACGATTAATATGAGTCAAGTTACATACAAATCTAGAAGATTAGCTCAGGCACGAGTTACTGCAATAGTAATTATACTAATATTTTATTTAGTTGGTGTTGCTACATGGGACGCATTTGTTGCAACTCCTAAGAAAGCTGCCCAAATAGAAGTAGTTCATGGCAAATTTAATGACATGAAAACTTATTTAGATGCAAAATTACCTCAAATTGATTCCGCTTTGTTTAGACATGAAATTCAATTAGATAATCAAAACAAACAATTATCCGAACTCAATGAGTTATCTGGTATACTAAAAGAGGGAAACGACGAATAACTTTAACAATTTCTTAAAATACTTAGGCGGAGCAAAAACTTGTTCCGCCTTTTTGTATAAAATAGGTATACATTAAATTAAGTGTTTTGCAAGTGATTCACTAAAATTTAATTAAAATTTTTCACATAAAATAACTTTTATTGTTAAGATATGGATAAAGATGATCTATTAAAAGAAATGTTGCTATCAAAGGAACAAGGAAAATGGACAAAGAAAGGTGTCGAATACATAATAGAAATAGTTGACGACGTTATGGAAAAATTATCTGGATGGAATTTAAGTAAAGAAGATTTTGAAGATGTAAGGTATGCGGCAATCATACATTGTTCTGATCATGGTCTAAGATTCAAACCAGAAAAACTTAAAAATGGATATTCATATCTATCGATAGTTGCAAGAAGTTCATTTGCAAGTAATATTGTTAAAATAAGAAGAAGGGATGGACTTATTCCTCCATTACCTCCCGGAACTGTAGTACTGGAACCTGGAGAATGGGCAGAATCTACCAAAGAAGGTATAGCTGTCCACAAAACAAATAATTAAAAAAGAAAAAATGGCACATCATGTAAAGAATAAAGACTTAAGGGAAGAGATAATTCGCTGTAAAGAAGCAGATGAATTATCACGTGTAGCATTGGACATGTTTATGTTGATGGCTGACAAATTCTCAAATAAATTAACATACATCTATCCAGAAGATAAACAAGATTGTATTCAATTTGCAGTAATGGATTGTTTTCAGTATTGGAGAGGTTATGATCCTGAAAAATCTCAGAATGCTTTTGCATACTATACTCAAATAATTAAGAATGGTTTTGCTAAAGGTTGGAGAAAGCTTTATGGCAACATGCCTAAGTCCTCTAAGATATCAATATCACAACACACAATTTACAACTTATAATTTATGCCAAATTCAAATAAAATTTGTGAATATATAAAATAAAAGATGAACTTTGTGTATTTAACAACTAATTTAGAAAATGGAAAACAATATGTTGGAAGTCATGAAGGAGATATAAGTGATAATTATCTAGGTAGTGGAATTTTAATATCTAAAGCTATTAAAAAATATGGTAACGGGAAATTTAAAAGAGAAATCTTAGAAGAATGTAAGCCTAATGATAACTTAATATTAGAAGAAAAATATATAAATAAGTATGATACTTTAATTCCTAATGGATATAATATTTCTCCAACAGGAGGAATTAGAGCAGGTGGAAGACATTCTGAAGAATCAAAGAGAAAAATTAGTAAATCAAGTATTGGTAAAGCTCCTACTAGAAAAGGGGTTAAACTCTCTGATAAAACTAAAGAAAAATTACGAAAAGTACAATTAGGAAGAACTCATTCTAATAAAACTAAAGAAAAAATTAGCATGTCAAAAAAAGGGCAAGTTTCTCCAAGAAAGGGTATTAAATTAACAGAAGAGCATAAAGAAAAAATCAGTGAATCTAAAAGAAAAAATCCAGTAACTAAGGTTAATCATACTCCAGAAGGTTTAGAACGAATTAGACAGGCAATGAAAACTCGAATAGTATCTGATGAAACAAAGAGAAAAATAAGTAAATCATTAAAAGGGAGAGAAGTCTGGAATAAAGGAAAACAACATTCTGAAGAATCTAAGCAAAGAATGAGTGAAGCTAAAAAAGGAACCATGAAAGGAAAAAATAACCCAATGTATGGAAAATCTCCTTATGATATTTGGATAGAAAAATATGGAAAAGAAGAAGCAGACAAACGAAAAAACGCTCTTTATGAAAAACGTAGTAAAAATAGAAGAATAAAATCATGAGCAATTCTAATTATAAAGCATGGCACAAACCGAACCAAGGTCCATCTGCAAAAACTAAACAAGGCTATTATAAAGCAAAAAATCTAGATAAGTATCTAGGTGATCCGGAACTTATCATTTATAGAAGTTCTTGGGAATTTGGTTTTTGTAAATATTGTGATATGTCTCCATCTGTAAAAAGATGGTCTTCGGAACCAGTTTCTATTCCTTATTATGATAGAGTTTCAAAATTAGAAGAATGTCAAAAATTTGGTTTAAATCCAAATGACCCATCTAATTGGGAAGTAAAAAATTACAATACTGATTTTTGGTTTGAAGCTGATATGGGTGGAGAAAAATCAGAAAAGATTTTTGTAGAAATTAAACCAGCATATCAACTTAAGAAACCTATTCCTCCAAACAGAGATGCTCCTTTAAAAGAACAAAGAATTTTCAATAATGCCGCGAAGGCATATCTTATAAATGAAGCAAAATTTGCTGCAATGAAAGAATGGGCAGAGAAAAATAATTGTAAATTCTACGTTTTTACTGAACATACATTAGAAAGAATCTTAGGAAGATTCTGGCATGAATCTAAATAAATCAAATGGACTCTCCAGTTAAAAGATATAAAGCTTTGATGCATATCGATAATATAAAAGATATCGCATATAAAACTCTTTTTACTAAATATATAGTGAAAGATTTGAGAGGAGAAGAGAAAAATTGGGAAATTGATTCTACTGATCAAGAAGGATTAATGATGAAAAGAAATGGAGGATATCCTTTACCAGGATTCATTTATACTTTCATATATCCTCCAAAAGAAGGGGAAGTAATAATTAAGAATGGTGATTTATCTAAAAAATATATTGACCATGTTCCTATTGTGTTTTGTGTAAGTATTGATAAATTTACTTTTAGAGGTATAAATCTTAATACTCTACCTAAATTAGAACGATTAAAATTTCTTGAAACTTATTATGCAGGTTATAAAAAATTCTTTAAAGATATAGAATTATTAACAGAAAATGATAAACTAGCAATAAACAATACTTTTGTAGCAGGAGCAACATCAAAAGATGGAACTAAGATTATAGAGACAATGAATAAATTCGCGGGAGCTAATTTTTCTTATGGATTTAGACAATATAAAGTAGACAAAATAAAAATGCTGAGGATGATAGAATACTCAGAATGGAATTATATTCCTTTCTATGAACCTCGAAATGCCTTTAAACTAATGAATCAAAAACAAATTCATGACCTTTACTGGAAGACAAGACCAAATATATAAGGGAGTTTAAACTCCCTTATATTTGTCATTCGTCTTTTTTATATCTTTGATAAATATAAAAAATTAACTTACATATCAAGGTCATAGCTTGGACACCATACTCCTTGATAAAATCAATGATTTCCATGATTTTAATTTTTTGATGAGTGGAGAATATGTTTCGGCATATTCTCCATTTTGATTAGACCATGTTTAAAGAGGACCATCCGAATATTCGTCCTCTGTTATCTATATAAGTTAATACATTGCGTATCATTTTGTTTTTGTATTCCGCTAGTATTTATAATTTTTAATATATCTCATCCCATCTTGTATATGAAAAACCTCAATTTTATTATATATTGATATCCCTCTGAATCTTTTTGATACTTGTTGCAATCATTTTTTATGTGTATCTTATTGGATATTAATCATTTATAAATTTAACACGATCTTAACAACATTTTATCAAATTCTAGAATATATAAAGTAAATCCTGCCATATTGAAAACACATAATTTTGTATACATTACTACCAATCTTATAAATGGAAAACAGTATGTTGGCTCTCACGCAACTAATAAGTTGAATGATGGTTATCTTGGGAGTGGTATGTTAATTCTGAAAGCAGTTCAAAAATATGGTAAATCTAATTTTAAGATTGAAATAATTAAAAATGGTGAAAATATACTCGATATGAGAAAACTTGAGGAATTTTATATCATAAAAAATAAGACACTAATACCTTATGGATATAATATAAGCCCAAAAGGTGGACTAGGATTTCCAGGTGCTGATTTGCATGAATCTACTAAAAAGAAAATAGGAGATAAAAATAGAGGAAAGATAAGATCCGAAGAAACTAAGTTAAAATTAAGTATCATCAATAAAGGTGTGAAATCAGGTAAAAGCCATCCATTATATGGAAAACATCATACTCCTGAAACTTTGAAAAGAATTTCTGAAAATAGAAAAGGAAAGACCACCGGAAAAAACCATCATTATTTTGGAAAAACACGAGATGATGAAACTAAAAAGAAAATTAAAGAATCTTTAACTGGCCAAAGAACTCCAGAAGAAGTAAAAATTAAATTAAGTAATGCATCAAAAAATGTTAAAAAAGTTAAATGCGAGCATTGTAATAAATATTTTACGCCATGGGGTTTAAGTCTGCATAAAAAAGCTTTGCTTAAAAAGAATATATAACATATAAATAAATTAAATAAATAATTATGGCGGGATTCACCCTGAGAAATTTAGATGGAAGACCATCTGGGTTTATAGCAAACATACAAAGAAATATTAGATATTTCTCCGCAATAGGTACTAAGGTTGATGATAAACTTATCAAACAATCTAAGGCAATAGGTATTACTGAAGCGACCGAGGATGGTATGTATAACCTTTATGGTCAACAACAGATTTATTCAGGAACTGACATTGGTCAAAAAGAATTTATTGCTTATTATGATAAAGAATATCCAACAAGGAGAGATTTCCTTAGAAGATTTGCGATGAATGGAGAAATTGAGCATATTCTAGAAGTAATTGCAGATGAAACTATTATAAATGATGATAATAACTATTTTGCATATCCTAATACAAAAGTTTTAAAGTCTGTATTAAAAGAAGATAAAGCTAAAGTAATTATAGATGATTTAAACGCAGCATATAAGAAAATTTATTATTCATTTGGATTTAATAGTGGACATGATGCATGGCATTATTGTAAAAAACTTTTAATTGATGGATTTTTAGCATTTGAAATTATTTATGATGTAGATGAAAAAGATAATGCACAAAATGTTATTGGATTTAAAGAACTTGATCCAGTTTCTTTAGAACCTGAAATGAAGAAGGATGAAGAGGGAAATGAATACAAAGTATGGGTTCAATATAGAGGTGATTCAGAAAGACAAAGAGAATTATTAGATGCCAACTTGATTTATATGTCATGGGCAAGAACAAATTTCATTTCCAGATTATCATACGTTGAAAGATTAGTACGTTCTTTTAATATGCTTAGAACTCTTGAAAATTCAAGAATTATTTGGAATGTAATTAACTCACAATATAGAATGAAGATTGTTGTACCAATTGGAACTCAATCTGAAGCAAAGGCGAAATCAAGATTAGCTGAATTACGTGGTATGTATAAAGAAGATATCACAATTGCAGATGAATCTGGAGAGGTTACTATAAATGGTCAACCAAATTTCTCATTTGCTAAAACTTATATACTTCCATCTAAGGATGGAACCCAAACAGAAATTGATTCGTTTAAACCCGAAGGTTATAATTTATCAGATACTGATTCACTTAAGTATTTCTGGATGAGATTTATTGTAGAATCAAAAGTTCCTGAAAGTAGATTTTCTAATTCTGCTTCTGGAGGTGGAGAAGGAGATGGGGGAAGTTGGTCTTCTGGTGGTGATGGAGTTGCTAGAGAAGAAATGAGATTTTCATATTTCATTAATCGTATTAGATCTATTTTTAAGGAAGTTCTTCTTAAACCTACTTGGTATCAATTTATTCTTAAGCATCCTGAATTTAAGGAAGATATGAATCTTAAAGGTGCGATTGGACTTTTATTTGTTGAAGAAAATTTATTTACTGTTGCCAAAGAAAGAGAAATTGCGGCAGCCGGAGCAAACTTAATTAGTTCTTTATCAGGAATTACACATCCAAGTGTTGGACCTGATGGATCACCTGTAGACGTACCATTCTTTGATCCAAAATTCTTAGTTGAAAAATATATGCAATTATCAGATGTTGATATTGCTCTTAATCAAAAATATAGAGAAGAAAGACAAAAAGAAATTCAGAAATTAATGGCTGCATACACTAGACTTAATGTTGCTAATGGTGGTGGAGAAGAAGGTGGAGGAGTTGGAGGAGATGCAGGTGGAGGAGACTTTGGAGGAGGTGATTTCGGTGGAGGAGACTTTGGAGGAGGTGATATGGACATGGGTGGAGAAGAAGATCTTGACCTTGGCGGTGATGAGGGCGCAACTGATCTTTAATAAATAAAATAAAATATAAGTCATGGAATTAAAAAAGGAAAAAGTATTCAGTTGGCTAAAAAAGAATTGGTACCCAATCGAATTAACTGTAACATGTTTTCTGATTGCTATAGAAGTATTCCCAATATGGACTGCTTGGGCTGCAATATTTGGAGCGGCTGTGGGAATGGTAATCTACAAAATAGCTAAGAAATAACAATTTAACAAAAGAATAACAAAATAACGGTACCTAAATCATATTTTAGTATTATATTTATATAATGCATAATATGTGGTATTTTAAAGATAATGAGACCCGACGTAAATTCGTCTAGTTATCAGGATAGTATGTAAGACCAGGGTTCGACTCCCTGCATCTCCACGATTAATCAACCAATCGTGCTCCGTTATGGCCAAGGTTAATAACGTGACTGTAGGGAATAGATCTACTCAAGGGGATGACCAGGCTTTTGATTGCATATGAAAGTAGTAATGAGCAAGTTTCAGCAACGCAATAAACAGCGTACAAACAGAAATGGCAATGGCTGCCTAAGAGGCACCATTCCAAGGAGACTTGCCCCCAGCCTTAATGGGGGCTTTTTACAAGAATATATAGAATATATAAAATAAAATACTTATTATGAAAGCAGGTAATTTTAATCAAGAAGATTATTTAAACAGACTTCACGAAGAAGCAGGAATTAATACTGGAGATGGATTTACAACAGGAACAGAAAAGGATGGAATTCTTATGCCTGATAGTGGTGTAACTAAGAAAAGCTTTGATTGGTTAAAAAGCGAATATCAAAAAGGTAAGGTTGAAGTAAAAGTCGAAATCAAAGGTGAAGGATCATCATTCAAGCCTGGATATGATTTACAAACCGACCTTAAATCTGTAAAGGATTTCAAACCTGGAATGTTTGGTGATGTTAAAACATCTGATTCGAAAACCGAAGAACCAAAATCTCCTAAAAATAAAAAAGAAAATACACCTGCTGAAGATAAAGAACCTAAAGGAGATAATGAAGCTGAAAATAGTACAAAAGAAACAGTTGACAAATCACCCAAGGCTCAGGCAATGAAGTTGGACGCCTCTAAAAAGAAAGAAGATGATAAATGATAATGTGCTAGCTGATAGATTAAATGCCTTTAGGAGTGGAGCTCCACTACCCAAAAATGAAACAATAACTGAAACAGAAGAAGACTTAGAACAGTTTGATATAGTAAGTAAGAAAATATCCCATATAACAAAGATAGGTTATGAATTGATTAACCTATCTTTTGTTGTCTTACAATCCACAGCGTATGGATTCGCTGTCAAAACTATCTTTGTAACTGATTGGAAATTCATTGCTGTATTAGCAGTAGGATTCACTATACAAAGTATAACAACAAAAATATTTAATTTATTTAATTAGAACACATGGCCAAAGGCAAATTAATAGTCCTCGAAGGGACTGATGGTGCTGGAAAAAGTACCCAATTAGAATTCATTAAAGACTACCTCAAACAACGCAATCTCAAATTTGATTATCTTCATTTTCCAAAATATGGACATAATGAATTTAGTACAGTAATTGCTAAATTTTTACAAGGAGACTTCGGAAATGTTGATGAAGTTAATCCCTATTTCGTTGCAAATATCTATGCAATGGACAGATTTCTATTTTTACCAGAATTAAATAAAATGCTAGAAGACAATGATGTTGTTTTATTAGATCGTTATGTTTTTTCAGGTATGGCTTTTCAAGCAGGAAAATATAGAGATCAAGAAGAAGCTAATGAAATAATAACTTGGTTGGATGATTTTGAATTTACCTTTTTAGATTTACCATATCCAGATTTAACATTATTTTTAGATGTTCCTATAGAAGTTACAAAAGGAAGATTAAAAACTAAAAGGAAAGGTAAAGATAGAGATTATCTTGAAGGAAAACAAGATATTCATGAAGCGGACTTAAAATTTCAAGGTCGTGTAAGAGACGCATACATTTATATGCATGATAAAATTCAATATGAAGATTATTATGTAGTTCCTTGTGCTAAGTTTGTAAAAGGAAATGGATGGATTGTGTATACGCCTGCCGATTTATTTTCTAATTATTTCAATTTAATAAAAGATACAATCGATGGCTTATAAAAAACCCAAAAAAGAAAAGATAACTTTATATTATCCAAAGGATTTTCCAGGAAGTAGAATAATAAAAAAATTCAAGAAACCTAGATCTCCAAGAACTAAAATTCTTGCGTGTAGTGATAAAGATAATTGGTTTGTAGATGTATTAGATTTAAAAACTAGAACAGGTGAGGTTGCAGATGATGAAGGATGGATCACAATGAAAGATGTACCCCAGTGGGTTACATGGTATAAGAACTTAGGATGGGATGAAGTTAAAGATTAACAAAATCGTAACATTCTTAACAAACCATAATTGCCCCTGTGTGTTATATTAAACTATACCACAAATTTAAAAAATATACCCCAGAAAATGTGAAACCTTTTGTGTTTCCATGAATAAAATAAATACTAATACAAATAAATTAAAATAAATTATCATTATGAAAATTGACGAAAAAGTAGAAGACACTCAAGAAGTAGCAGTTGTTGAAGAGGTAGTTGAAAAAACTCAGGAAGGAACTGATGAATCACCTGCAGTTGATGCAACTCAAGAAATTGAGCAGGATTCTTATGTACCAACATATAAAGTAAAACCAGAACTTAAAGCAGCAGTTTTAAAAGCAATTGGCGACAGACCTTTTAATGAAATTGCTGGCCTTATTAATGCTATCAATGTTCCGGTAATGGACCACAATACGCTTACTCAAGTTATTAATGTGATTGGTAATTTCCCATACGTAAGAGTAGAGAAATTGCTTCAGAACATTAATGGATTTGTTGAGCAGATTATTCCAGAAGACTAAACACCTTCCTTTTTAAAAATATAGTCGACATGATATTTATGTCGACTATATTATAGTTTTTACAGCATAAACAAGCAAAACAAACATAACAAAAACAGCACTATATGAGTAAAAAACAAAAATCGCTTCAAAATATCGCATTAGATTTCGTAGAGAAAAAAGACAATGAAACTTTTAGCATTTTAATCGATCGTATGAGGCCAGGATTAACTTCCTTTGTATACAAATATATACAAGATAGGGATATAATCAATGAGGTACTTTCTCAAACCTTCATTTCAATATGGGAAAAAATCGACCAATACAATTCTAAATATAATTTTTCAACATGGGTATATGCCATTGCGAAAAATGAATCACTTGGTCAAATCCGTACAAGAAACAAAACATTATCACACGAAAGACTTACCGAAAATCACTCCAAAGTTCTAAAGATGCATACACCTATTGTTAATTTAGAAACAGAAGTAATTGGACCTGTAGGAGAAGAATTAATTCAACAATTATATGATGCTTCTCTAAACGCTATTCAAAATTTAAAGGAACCTTATAAAACTGTAATGATTGAACGTCAGGTTAATGGCAAACAACTACAAGTAATTGCTAATGAACTTGGATGGAATACATCAACAGTTAAAACTCGTTTA